CTATGCCGCGGTCGCGGTGTTCAACCTGCTCAACGATCCGGCGCGTCAGCTCAAGACGCTGCTGCTGCCCGGCGTGGTGGCGCCGGCCTCGCCGGACATCCTGACCGAGCCCGAGCAGCAGGCCCTGGTCACCAACGGGCTGGCGCTGTTCAACGCCAACAACGACGGCACGGTCAGCATTCTGCGGGCCGCGAGCACATACCAGCAGGCGCCCGGCGGCATCCCCGACACCACCTGGCTCGACATCACCACGGCGGAGACGCTCGCCCGCATCCGCTACGACTGGAACGCCTATCTCGGGCTGGTCTATCCGCGCAACAAGCTGGCGGCCGACGGCACCACGGCGGCGGAATACGATCCGGCGGTGGCGACGCCGCGGCGCCTGCACACCTCCTGGACCGCCCGCTGCCGGCTCTACGAGCAGCTGGGCTGGATCCAGAAGGCCAAAGCCACCGCGGCGGCCTCGGTGTTCGAGCTTGATGCGAGCAACCCGAACCAGATGGACACCCAGTTGCAGCTGCTGCTGGTCAACAACCTGATGATCACCGCCAACCAGATAATTTTCAGCCTGCTGCCCGCGCCGGCCTCGCCGGCGGCGGCATAAGGAGCGCGCAATGGCACAAGCCCTCGGCCTGGTGCAGGTGGTCTGGAACGGCGTGAACATCCCGGTCGAGAAGGGATCGACGTTCCAGAACGGCGGCCTGCAACAGAAGCCGGTAATCAATGGCAAGCAGGTGGATTACGCCAACGAGTTCGTCGCCGGCAAAGCCTCGGCGACCAAGCGGCTGCTGCGCGGCGATGCGCTGTTGGGCATCTGGGCCGCCGGCCAGGCCGAGGTGCAGTTCCTGTGCGACACCGGCCAGACCTATACCGCGCCGGACGCCTTCCTGACCAACACCGTCAACTGGACCGCCGGCGAGGGCGGAAAAGTTAAGCTCGAATTTGCCTTCGGCGAATGCACGGAGGTGCTCAATGGTTGAGATCGTGTCCGCCCCGCCCCGCGCCCTGCCGGCCGCCGAAGTGGAAATCGCCGATCTGGACGAGGCGGCCGCCGCGCCCGCCGACGCGGTGCCGGTGCTGGCCGAGGACGACGCCGACGCGCTGCCGGACGCTGCCGCGCTGCAGCCGGACGGCAGCGTGGTGCTGACGCTGCACCGGCCGGTGACGCTGCGCTACCGCGCGCCGGGCGCGCAGGCGGTGCAGGAGGATACCCGCGAAACCCTGCATTTCCGGCGGCTGACCGGCGCGGACATGCGGGCGATCACCCAGGCCGCCGCCGGTGACCGCGCGGTGCTGGCGATCGGCCGCTCGGCCGGCATCCGGCCGGCGCTGATGAACCTGCTGTTCGACCGGATGGACGGCGCCGACGTGGCGGCTGCCGGCGATGTCGTGGGTTTTTTTCTCGGCAGTGGCCGGAAGACTGGCCGCTGATCCTGGCGGCGATCGGGGGGCACTACCACTGCCCACTCGCCGAACTGGACGCGCTGACCGCGGCCGACGCGCGGTTCTGGCACAACGCGGCGACGGCACTGGCTGAACGGATTGCGGAGGCGGCGCAGCGGCCATGAGCGGCACCACGATGAAGGCCAGCCTGCTGCTGACGCTGGAAGACCAGCTGACCAGCGGGCTGGACCGGCTGGTGCAGCTGCTGGACCGGCTGGGCGAGACGATCGAGAAGCTGACCGGCAGCCTGTCGCGGCTGTCGCTCGGCGAGACGTTCGGCCAGGCGGTGGCGCCGATCGACGCCGCCGCGGCGGCGGTGGCGAAGGTGGACGAGCAGCTGGTCAAGACCGGCAAAACCGCCGCCACGCTGCATGACAGGTTCCAGACGCTCTGGCAGGCGGCCCAGCATATCGGCCCGATGGGCGGCGGGGCGGCCGGGTTCGGCATCGTCGAGCCGGTGAAGCAATATGCCGAATATGAAAACACCCTGCGCCACATCGCCATCACCGAGGGCAAAAGCGGCGCCGGCGCGGATGCCGAGATCAAACGGCTGACCAAACTGTTCGCCGAGGACGCGCAGCGCAGCGGCCAGACCAGCGAGAGTATCGCCAAAGCCTATTACGACCTGGTCACCACCGGCATTCCGGCCGGGATATTGGACAATGTGATCGGTGCGCACAGCCGGGCGGCCACCGCCTACAACATTTCGGCTGAAGCGCTCGGCCCGGCGGTCGGCGCGCTGCTGTCGAACATGAAGGTGCCGGAGGCGGATATCGGCGGGGCGCTGTCGGCGATGGCGATGGCGGCCAAGGAGGGGCGCTTCAAGGTGGAAGATTTCTCCCGCGAATTGCCCGGCGTCTCCGGCTTCATGAGCGGGCTGGGCATGCAGGGCCGGGGCGGCAGCGATTATGCGTTCGCGGCGCTGGAAACGGTGATGAAGAACGCCAGCAATCCCGGCCAGGCCGCGGCGGATTTCAACGACGCGCTGAACTATCTGACCGGCAATGCGGCCAAGGATGCGTTCCGGAAGAATGCGGGGGTCGATCTGCCGGCGCTGCTGGCGGCCGGCGAGAGGGCCGGCCGCAACCCGATGGACACCATCCTGGACAAGCTGGGCGAGATGACGCGCGGCCAGAGCCCGGTGAAGATGGCCGAGACGCTGCACGGCGTGCTGCACAACCAGCAGGCCGAGCAGGCGATCATGGCGCTGTTGCAGCACCGCGAGGAATTCGAGGCGCTGCGCAAGAAGCTCGACGCGGTGGACAAGGCGCAGGTGGACCAGGATTTCGCCACCGCCGTCGCCGACCCGATCGTGCAGGTCCGGCTGCTGGGCGAGAACTTCGCGCAGCTGACCCGGATCGTCGGCGAGGGGTTCGCGCCGGTGCTGGCGGCGCTGAACGCCGGGCTGGCGGCGTTGAACGAATTTCTGCGCTGGGTGAACGAAACCGTCCCGGGCATCGGCCATGTGGTCATCGGCGCCACCGGCGGCTTCCTGGCGTTCCTCGCCGTGCTGGGCGGCATCGGCTTCGTGCTGCCGGCGGTCGCCGCCGGGTTCACGGCGCTGGCGGCGGTGTTGGGACTGGTCGGCGGCATATTCGGCCTCCTGTTGTCGCCGGTGGCGCTGCTGACCGCCGCCGCGGTCGCGCTCGGCCTGGCCGCCGTCGCGGTCTGCACGCACTGGGCGGAGGTCGGGGCGTTCCTGACGACGCTGTGGCGCGACCCGATGGCGGCGTTCGGGCAGTTCGCCGCCTGGGTGGCCGACTGGGCCGGCGGCCCGGTCGATGCCATCAAGGCCGCGTTCGCCGGCCTGAAGGACTGGTTCTCCGGCCTGTGGGCGGACATCCGCGGCCCGTTCGAGCATTTCGCCGCCGATGTGGCCAACCTGCCGGTGGTGCGGTGGCTGCTCGGCGGCCATGCCGCCGCTCCGGCGGCGGCGGCCGGCGATGCCGGCGCGCGCGGGTTCGCCGCGCCGGCGGTGCCGGCGGCGCCGGCGAAGGTGGACCTGCACATCACCCATGACCCGGGCATCCAGGTGCAGAGTGCCGGCGGCGACGTGAACCGCGCCACCAGCAGCGCCGGCGGCGCCGAGCGGGCAGTCGGGCGCGACTGATGGATTTGCCGGTCGCCATCCTGGACCTCCCCGGCGCATTGGCCGACGCATCGTGGAACGGCGTGCCGTTCTACATGCCCGACAGCCGCCACACCACCGGCCGGCGGGTGCAGCGGTTCTTTTTCCCCGGCCAGGACACCACCGCCTATCAGGACCTCGGCGCCTTCGACGGTCCGATGCGGATCACCGGGCTGATCGTCGGCGACCTGTATGTCACCGCTGCCCGCCTGCTGGAGGCGGCGCTACGCACGCCGGGGCCGGGGACGCTGGTGCATCCCTGGTATGGCGACCTGCGGATGGTGCTGACCGAGCCGGCCGAGCTCACCTTCAGCCAGAAGGAACTGCGGCTGGTCCGCTTCACCGCGACCTTCGCCCCCTATGCGGCTCCGGTCGCGTCGATCGGCTCGTCGCTGGATGCGCTGCTGGCCGATATCCTCACCGCGGAAGGGGCGGTGCAGGCCTATATCGCGCAACTGCTGGCCCCGGTCGGCCAGGCGCTGTGGCTGGCCGGCACGGTCGCGGCCTTCGCCGCGTCGGTGCAGTCCTACTGGGCCTGGGCGACCGGCGCGGTGCTCGGCGGCGTGGCCGGGGCCTCGGGCAACCCGCAACTGGCCGCCGCCGCCACCGTCAGCATCGCGGCGCTGGGCGGAGTGGGCGACATCGCCATCCTGACGACCGCCGGCTATGGCGCGGCGGTCGGCGCGCTGCTGGCCGCCGTGCCGTCCGCCATCGCCGACGCCAGCGCCACCCTGGCGGCGCCGGCGGTCGGGCCGGGCGACGCGGCGATCACCGCAACGCCGGTGGACGGCCGGGTGAGCTCGGCGGTGCTGCTGGCGGCATGCACCGCGGCGCAGGCGCAGGTCGCCGCCGGCGGCGTGACCGGCGGCCTGGCGCTGGCGCAGGCCGCCTGGTGCGTCCTGGCGGCGGTGCAGGCCGGAACCACCATCGCCTGGACCAGCAATGCCGAGGCGCAGACCTGGCTGGCGGGCGCCCTGACGGCGCTGGATGCCACCGCGGCGCAGGCCGCCGCCGCCGCGGTGCCGACCGTCTCCACCGGCCCCGCCGCCGTCGCCGCCGGGCAGATGTGGACCGCGTTGCAGGACGCGCGCGGCACGCTGGTGGCCGACATGACCGCCACCATCGGCCGGCTGCCGCAGGTGCTGACGGTGATCGCCGCGGCGCCGCTGCCGGGCTGGCTGATCGCCAACATCCTCGCCGGCGACACCCCGGCGCTGATCGGCGCCGCCTATGCCGACCTGCTGACCCGCAACAGCGTCCGCAACCCGGCGCTGCTGCCGGCCGGCGCGCTGGAGACGCTGGCGCCGGCCAGCCTTCCCGCCACGCTGGCCGCGACCGCCGCATGAGCTGGAGCAGCGCCGGCGGCCGGGTGAGCCTGACGATCAACGGCGCCGTGTTCAGCAACTGGCTATCGCTGACGCTGACCCGCGACATGCGCGACCTGACCGGCAAGTTCTCGCTGTCCGGCTACGACGTCGCCCGCGCCGCCGCCGCCATGCCGGCCACCGCCTGGCCCGGCACGCTGCCGGCGCCGGCGCAGCGTCGGCAAAGCTGCGCCGTGGCGCTGGACGGCGAGACGGTGCTGACCGGCTGGATCGACAAGCTGGCGGGCAGCTGGGACGACAAATCGCTGAGCCTGACGGTCGAGGGGCGCGACAGAACCGGCGACCTGGTGGACTGCGCGGCGGCGCCGAACGGCCCGGCGGAGTGGCAGGGCGCGACGCTGTTGCAGGTGGCGCAGCAGATTTGCGCCCCGTTCGGCATCGCCGTGCGGGCGCAGACCGATACCGGCGGCCCGTTCGCGCGGCTGGCGATCAACCCGCATGAAAGCGCGCTGTCGGTGCTGGAAAAAGCTTCGCGGCAGCGCGGCGTGCTGGTGGTGTCCGACGGCGTCGGCGGCCTGCTGCTGACCACCGGCGGACGCAGCCCGGCGCCTGCCGGCCTGATCGTCGGGCAGAACGTGCAGAAGGCCTCCTTCGCCTTCGACGACACCAAACGGTTTTCCGACATCTTCGTGAAAGGGCAGGCGGAGAAGTGCGCCGGCCGGCGGGGCGACGGGCCGCCGCCGCTGAGCCACGCCGCCACCCCCGGCACCACGCCCGGCATGGCCGGCGCGCAGGCGACCGAGGCGGCCGGCATCCTGATGACCGGCCATGCGACCGACCCGGAAGTGACGCGCTGGCGGCCGGCGGTGCGGATGGCGCGCACCCAGAGCGGCGCCGCCACCGGGCAGCAGCAGGCGGAGTGGGCAATCCGGGTGGCGCGCGGCGAGAGCGTGAGCCTGCACTATCCGGTTCTGGACTGGCGGGCGAACGGCGTGCTGTGGCGGCCGAACACCACGGTGCGGGTGTGGGACCCGTATGCCGGCATCGACGATGTCATGTTGATCCGCGCCGTCACCTACCGGATCGGCCCGGACGGGCAGTCGCCCGCCACGCCGATGACCGATATCGAGGTGGTCGGGCTGACCGCGTTCGACCGCATCGACGACCCCACGCCCAAACGGCCGCTGAAGGTGCGCTGAGCGATGCGTGAGCGGGTCTCGGAACTGACGATGGAGGTCCGGGGCACGGCGATGCGCGGCCTGGTGCAGGCGGTGGACGACAGCGGGCCGATGCAGACGGTGACCGTGGTGACGCATGACGGGATGGTGCGCAGCGGCCTCGAGGTCTATCAGCCATATGGCCTGGCCACCAACGCGGTCGCGGCCGGCAGCGTGGTGCAGCTGGTCGCCATGGGGGCCGATCCCGGCGACCTGGTGGCGCTGCCGCCGGTGACGCCGGGGCTGCGCTACGGCAATCTGGCCGCCGGCGAGGTGGTGCTATACGACGGCACCGGCGACCGGGTGGCGCTGCGCACCGGCGGCGTCGTGCAGATTCTGGCGGCAACCCAGATCGTGCTGACCGTGGGCGGGGTGTCGCTGACGGTTTCGGCCGCCGGCGTCGCCGTCACCGGCGGCAACGTCACGGTCGCCGGCACGATCGCCGCCACCGGCGATGCGACCGCCGGCAGCATCAGCCTGGAAAACCATACCCACCCCGTTCCGGACGGCGAAAGCGGCGCCCCCACCGGATGACCCCTTCGCGGGAAGGGGTGATGCGAGGTTCCCGTCCGCGCGAGATTGCGCGGCATGCCTAACTTTCCCATCCGCCAGATCGCTTGCGCCGACGTGGTGACCGCGCTCGATGCCGCGCCCGGCGGCGCGGCCGCGGCCTTCGTGCTGCCCACCGGCGGCGCGGCGACGATCACGCTGGCCGATCTGGCCGCGAAGATCGTCACCCCGGACTGGCTGTCCGGCGAGACGGCCTGCAATCTGCCATGGCCCGTTCCCGCGGCGACGGCGGCGATCCTGTCGGGCAGCGGGAAAATCGCCGGCGTTTTCGCCTCGCGCACCTCCAACCTGTCCGCCACCTACGGCTCGACCCAGACCACCATCGGCGCGGCTTTTTTCGGCGTGAATGACGACACCCGCGGGCTGCACCTGACCGCCTATGGGTTTTACGCCGAGGGGCAGGCGCTGCCGGGGTCCTATGCGCTGACCTGGGGCGGCGAGATCGACGCGGTCAATCTCTCCGGCCTGCCCGCGCCGGTCGCGACGCCCGGCAATCCGGATTCCTGGGGCGGCCCGGGCGTGACGTGCGGCACCGCCGCGGCGCTGTGGCTGGCCTCCGGCGGCCAGCATGCCGGCGTGCTGGACGCCAGCTTTGCCATCGGCATCAAGGATAACGGGGCGCGTTTCCAGTCGGGGATCGTGTTCGGCGCCAGCGCGCTGACCGCCTATGCCGGATTCGGATTCGCGATGCGGCTGGCCAAGGGACATCTGATCCAGTGGCACGACGCCAGCGACGTGGCCGGGCCGAATATCGGCAGCACGGTGGCGACGGCGGCAAACGCGATCAGCCTGCAATTCCAGGACGGCGGCGTGGCCTTTTTCAATGCCGCGGGCAACCCGGTCGCCGCGGTGCAGTCGGTGGCGGGCGCGGTCAACGGACTGGCGATCCAGCCGGCGGTTTCCGGCAGCGGCGCCACGCTGATCGCGATCGGCACCGACGCGAACGTCAATATCAACCTGGTCCCCAAAGGCACCGGCGCGGTCTATGTCCCGGCCCTGCTGAGCGCGGCGGCCAGCCTGGTGGTGACCGGCAGCGCCGTCGTCTCCAACGGCCTCACTGTCAGTGCCGGCGCGACCGCGGTGGCCGCGTTGTCCGCCACCGCAGCCACCGCGGGCACGCTGACCCTGAACGCGGTCGGGACGGCCATCACGCTCAACAATTCGACCAGCGGCCCCGGCTCGTCGGCCGGCACGCTGACCAACGCGCCGGCCGCCGGCAATCCGGCGTTCTGGCTGCCTGTCGTCGTCAACGGCACTACTCGCCACATCCCCTGCTGGTGACTCCCATGGAAATGCCCTTGTTCAACGTCTCGCTGACGCTCGCGCAATGGACCGCCCTCGCCGA